CACGCCATGTCGTCCAGCTTTTGCTTGCCCATAGCCCGGGCCGTGACCCCAGCGGCAGACTTTGCAGCCCTGGCCAGCCAGGTTCAGACCGCTCTGTCTAATATCGCACAGTGGCTTACACTGCACACTCACCCAGTATCTGGGGCTCTGGCCGGAGCCAGCGAGACCCCACCCCCCACCGTGCCCCAGGTTGCTGCTACAGTTACGAGAGCAAAATGAGCCTATGTCCCTAGCTAGAGTTACACCCATTGGAGATCTGGACCTGTCAGCCGGGTCCCGGTCCTTTGTCCGGGGCAAGGACTACATTGCTCAGAAAATCCGACAACGGCTCGGATTTTTCAAGGGTGAATGGTACAAAGACACAACTTTGGGCGTGCCGTGGTTGCAGGACGTCCTGATTAAGAGCCCCAGCCTAGAGGTCGTGCGTTCGGTCGTACGCCGGGCTATACTTGCGGTGCCCGGAGTTACGTCAGTGCCCAAATGTTTCGTTGATTTTGACACCCAGACTCGAGTGGTTGTGATCACGTTCACTGCTGTGTACGGGACCGGGCAGACGTTGGAAGATAGCCTGACGTTGGGGGTATCATGAGTTCCGACCCCACCACATGGGGCGTGCAACCCCAGGGCTTTGTAGTCCCGAACGCGGATGAGATAATCCAGGCTCTGAACGCGGGCATGCTTGCGTATGTGTCAAGTGATTTTGATACGGACCCAGACAGCCCGGACGGTCAAGTCATTGGTGTGCACGCGCGCCAGCTTGCCCTGGTGTGGGAAGCACTGGGCCGAATACATGACGCGAACAACCCGGATAACGCAGAAGACGAATTACTGGTCGAGATCGCGAAACTCTCAGGCACGACCAAACAGGGTCCCCAGCCGACCACGGTAGCGGCCCAGGTCAACCTGGCCTCAGGGACCACACTAGTCTCTGGCACGGCCCTTGCATCAATTTTCAATCACCCTGACCTGCTGTTCACGCCGGCCCAGGACTACACGGCCGCGGCCGACGGGACATACACGATCGCATTCCGGTGTACCCAGACCGGGCCCATCCCTGTACCGGTCGGAACCCTGACCGTAATCAGTACCCCTATAACCGGCTGGGTTTCGGTCGGGAACACAGACCCCGGGGTCCTGGGCAACAATGGCGACACGGACACAATTTTACGGGCTCGACGTGACGCTGAACTGTCCGCGACCGGGTCAACGACAGGCCCTGCCATAGCGTCCGACATTCTGTCACTTAGCACGGACGTGGTAACCGTGGAAGTGTTAGTAAACACAGGTAATTCACCGGACAGCAACGGCGTCCCGCCCCACAGTTTTGAGGCCGTAGTCTACCACCAGCCGACCCTGGACCTGAGCACTCTGGCCGCGGTCATCTGGAACAACCAGGCAGCGGGCATTACGTCCACGGGTACCACGCCGATCACATTTGTTGACGGGTTGGGCGTAACTAGGACTGTTTGGTACACGCCGGTCGAAACCGTGCCTATTTACCTCTCGTATGTTCTGAGCACAGGGTCCGGGTATGTCGGCTCGACCCAAGTCAAACAGGACGTGGCCGCGGCCATGACCAAGATATCCTCGCCAGGCGTTGACGTCATAGCCCTCAGGGCTGAGGCGTACGCGCTCGTGGAAGGTGGGGTCCTGGACGTTACGTCGTTCCACTTAGGCACAGCCTCAAGTCCTTCTGGGACCACCAACATCACAATCAGCCCGCGCCAGGTCGCAACGTTTGACCCGGCACACATTGAGGTTAGCCCATGACAACCCTTGCCGGTTTCGCAACCAGTGTCAACCCCCTGACCGAAGTCATTACCGCGTACGCGGCCGCGCCGTACCAACCCGCGCCGGTCCCGAACCCGAGCCCTTTCGTGGTCATTGGGTCGTTCACGCTCCCTGCTGATATTACGGCCCGCATATCGGTCATAGGGCTCGTGACCGGCTCGGCCACGTGCACGGTAGCGATCTATGACCCGACCCAGATCGGTTCTGTGGTCCTCAGTTCCAGCCAGGAGCAAGCGGCCCAGTCTGCCCCCGTACAGTTCCAGAAGGGTACCGTGTACCAGATTGCGGTCCAGTTTGAGGGACCTGCTGATGCCTCAAACATAGCTGTTGTGCGCACTGTGCAACTGGTGCCATGACCCTCGCCCCTATTGACCACCTCAAGGACGGGGTCTCCAAGGTCGTTACCCAGTACCAGGGAAAGCCTAAGTTTCTCACGTACTTGGCCGTATTCCTGGACCAGGTCCAGAAACTGGAAGACCAGGCCCAGGCGGTCGTGGATTCGTTCCGCCTTGACACTGCAACAGGTTTCCGACTGGACTGGATAGGACGCAAGGTCGGACAGCCGCGCATTGGGTCATCCGATGACGTGTACCGGACCTACATCAAAGCCCGTATAGCTTCAAACAGGTCCCGCGGCAAAATCCCGGACGTGATCCGGGTTGCAGCCCTCCTACTGACCAATTACCAGTACGAGCAATTCTCAACGACCATAGTCATCTATTCAACCGACGACATGACCCAGGAAATGCGCCAGGCTGCCTGGTCGCTGCTGCAAAGTGCTGCTCCTGCCGGGGTCCTGGTCTGGCTGGTCCAGGAGCCTAATACCGTTTTCACGTTCTCACAGACTGCGTACGCGAGCGGGTCACTGTGCGCTACTACGAACACGGATGGCAGCCCAGGGGCTGGGGACGTCCTGGCCAGGGTCTGGGACGGTGTGCTATCCTAGGGCATGAACTACGTCAAGGCTCTGATTTCCCTTTTCATCATTTCCAGTTACTCTGCCGGTTGCGCATCGGTCCAAAAGCCCACGCTGGTCTCGGCCGTCGATTCTGACAACCTATCTTATCAGTACTGTGCCAAGGTACAGTCGAGCGTTGACGGGGTCACGAACTACTCTCTGGCCTGTGACACAGTCCCGGGCGTGTTTGCCAAGCATCAGGAGTCAAAGTAATGCGCAGTCTTAGACACTGGTCAGAGTTTCTAGCCGTTGGCTGGGCTGCTGGTTTGATGGCTGTCAACTGCCAGCCAGGCGTCTGTACGGATGACAGTGCCCACAAGTGCCCGCCTTGTCCTTGCTCTGCTGGTGGGGCAAAAGGGACGGGCGGGGCCAAGGCCACAGGCGGAACACATGCAACGGGCGGCACCCGCGCTACAGGTGGAACCCAGGCCACGGGCGGCACGACCTCGACCTGTACCGCGGTCGCGTTCCCAGACACGCCTGCCCCAGCATCGGCCACGAAACAGGCCAAGCGCCCACACCTAGGTCGTAGACACTACAGGGCGCCAGGTCGCGCCATGCCCACCGAGACGTCCGCGACGGTTTGTTCCAGATTCTGGAATCCACTGAACTGGACCCCATTGAACCAGGGCGACACGGGCTCCTGTACCGGTAACGCTGGCGTGGGTGTCATTTCAACGACCCCGTACACGTCCGATGCACACGACAACGAAACCGACGCGCGCCTGGCCTACCAGGGCGGGACGTGTGTAGACAATGGCTGCTCTATCCCGTGCACATGCTCCAGTTGCCCCGCTGCGTTCTGTCCTGCGACGAATGCCAATGACAACGGCTCGAACGGCTCCAGCGTCATGACCTGGATGCAAAATGCCGGTTGGGTCAAGGGATACACGACCGCGGACACGACCACACAACTGATCGCATGTCTGCAGACCGGTCCGGCTGTGATCGGCATTGACTGGTATAACAGCATGTTTTTGACCGATAAGACCGGAACTTTGCCTGTAACTGTGTCCAGCGGGCTAGCTGGCGGGCACGAGATCCGCGTTGTGGGCTATGACTCAGTCAAGGCCCAGGTCATCATTGACAACAGCTGGGGCCTGTGGGGCTGGTGCTTTGCTGCTCAAGAGAACAGCACCACGTCAACGCTCGGCACCGGTTGCGGATTTGCCAGGATCAATGTGGCGGATCTCACCAAGTTGAACTTTGATGGGGATTGCCCGACCAGATGACCATAGCCCGCTGGATGCCATGACCGAATTTGAAGAGAAGATCCTGGAACGCTTGACCGCAATTGAGACCAAGCTGGACGTACATCTTCGCATGCATTCGTTCGTCGCGGCCCTGGTCAAGTACAGTCTGACTACGACCCTGACCGCTCTGGGCTTGCTCCTGGCACTGAAGAGGATTCACTAATGACCGCGAGACCAACCAGTAACCCACTGTGGGCCACCGATGCAACTGTCCTATCAGGGCCTGAGGTGGGTCTAGCCCCTCGCGTTATTCCCTCGGACGGAGTACGTCAGCAGGGGTTTCAGGCTGACCAAGGTGTGGCGGCCCGCGCCATGAACGGACAACTGGGCGCGGTCGGGGATTGGATCACATATCTGGACAGTAAAGCCACGCGGTCGATCGTGGTCGCGACAGGTCCCTTCATACATGATAACACAGTATCAGGGCCCGGACCTCAGATAGTTGATAACACTCCGCGCGCTGTGCGTGACTCGGACGGCAATGCCCTAATCATGTCCTGCTCGGCCAATGCCGGAGAACGCATGATCATCCGCGTTGGTCCGTTGTTCGTGCAACCGATCTATATACCGTCAACGACCCCCACCGTGTACGTGCGCGCGCTTGTACAGCATATCCCAGGTTTCGCAAAAACGTTCACCCAGCGATTCGACGCACAATCAAACCCAAGCCTCGGTAAGACTCCGATCGACTGGACGTTCTACGCCACAGCCCCGAGTGACGGGACCTACACTGTGTCCTTGTTTGCCTGGGCCCTGAAACTGAACGACAGTGTCACGATCCTGTCCCCGGGCTGCTATACGGCAGATGATCACGCAACGTGGCCAGAGGAAGACACGGGGCTGCAGCAATGGGGCAGCATCGCGGTCACGGCCGCTTAAAAGCTCTAGGCCCGGCTGGCACGAGATACCAGCCGGGCCTATCAACTATTTTTGCCACTCTGTCAGGTCATCCTGCCAGGTGTTGATCGTGTAGTGAATAACGAACAGAGAGCCGAACAGAAGCGTGAACAGCACACAGAAGTGAACGGCCTCACATGCCCATCGGCGGGGCTTGGGGCTTCGGGAACAATGACGGGATATCTGTTGGGTCATCTTGGTCCAGAGCGTCGCAGGCAGCTGGTGTATTGTCTACTGTAGCAGCAGGACTGGGGCCGGCAAGGGATTTCTGTCTCTGAATTTCCCGGTCCACGTACCAGCGAGCCTTTTCCAGGTCCTGGATGGCCGGGCCCTTGAGCCCGGCTCGCCATAGGTATTTGATCGCGTTCCCGACACAGAACGACATGTGCTCCGTGACCTTAATGCATTCTATTCCTGACGGGTGGGACGTGTAGTGAGAAGGATGGTTTACGTTGTCTGTCATGTTCTAACCCTCACGTTAGAGGTCTCTTCCCAGACACAGCCCGCCACGGGTTGACCCTTCGGGACCTGTGCCAGTTTTCCCGGGTCTGGGCTGCAATACTCCCGTGGGACCATGTCAGGGGCGACCACGCGCAGCACCAACCTAGTCCCTATCGAAGTCCCAGCCACCTGGGGCAGGTCCGGGATAGCAGCCAGGGCCTGTGTCGCGACCTCTGTCTGGCCCGCTTGGAACGCCGTGGCTGCAGCCTGCAACTGCTTTTGTTGCTCTGCGGCCAGCGCCCGGTCGTGCCTCCACAGGGCATCCTTGCATGCTGCCTCGACCCGTTCGCAGATATCAATCCGTGGCTTGAACCAGCCATTGACCGTTTTCAGGACCGCGTTAAGGGGTTTGGTTGCACTGGTCCGTTGCGCGTCAAGGTCCTTGCCCAGCCGCTTGACCCAGACCATGGTTTGCTGGACCGTGTCGCGCTGCTCTGGTCCTTGAATCGTCAGGCCGTGCAGGTACGTAAGCACTGCCTCAGCCTTGTCTGCCTCCTGGGCAAGGGCTAGGGCAGTGTCAGAAATATGTACGGTGTCAGGTTGGGTTTTTGGCTGGGTCATGGTCTGTACCTTCCCGTAGCATACATGTTCAGGCCGATCGCGTCCAGGACATTGTTCACGAGCGTCTGCGGAATATCCTGAAGCAACAGGAGCTCGCCAGCGGCTAGTCGTTTCCTGACCCGCTCGTTATGCACAGCCTTGTCAACGCTCCCTTTCCAGGCATGCGGAGCAATCCAGTGCACGTTTTCAGGGTCCCAACCGGGGCAGGCTTGGACCACGAGGGCTCCAGCCCGGCGTGCGGTCGTGAACAGGTCATTGATTCGGGCCGGAGTGTCCCCGCACTGCCACTGCGGCAATTCGCACCAGACCTCGGTTAGGTCTGTGAAGAGCCGAACCCGGTCGCCTCTGTCGAGACGGACGAGCCCCGCTGCGACGATGACCTGGTCACGTGACAGGGCCCAGCCAGACTTCGCGCCGGGGTCGATGGCTAGGACAGAACTAAATGGGGCCAAGACCCTACTCCGGGGCGGGATCTGCAGTCCAATTTTGGGCCCTGGGTTGACCATTGCATTCACAGGACCAACCCCACCAGGAACCCGAAACAGGTAATGACGATCAGGAAACCCCAAATGCTGTCTTCCAGTGTGTTGTTCATATTCTTACCTTTCCGTACTGTCCGAAAATCAAACTGAATTTAGCTAAGGCTGTGTCAGTACCGACCCTGGGGGGCAGGTACACGAGGGCCGAGTCAACGTTGGGGGACTCCCCGCGGGACCCGTCCGACCCTGGGAACCGGATACGGTCCTTGAACACGAGGAACGGGAATTCGTACGGGGCCGGGGTCTGGGGCCATTGGCCAGTCCGAAACACGTTCAGGGAAAAGCACAGGAACAGAGCCTGGTCTACGTTGCCTTGTAGGTATTCCACGGTCAGTTTGTGCCACCACACGGCCGCGCTGGACAGACCAAGGCCGTGGGCCTTAGGCAGTAGGGTCTGAGCATCGTACTTGCCTCCAGGCGGGTTGAGCCATACGCGGCCAAACCAAGTCGAGGCCAGACCATTCTGCCCGATATGGGGACTAACACACGCCGCCCCGGGTCCTCTATCCTTGCCCGGACCAAGCCATTGACGAGCCTTAACCTCGCGTTGGGCCTCGGCGTCACTCGCCGGATCTAGATCAATTCCGTACATCAATTCCCGCGCCGCGGTCAGGAGCCAGGCCGGGGTCCGGCGCGCGTTGTCGGCCTTGGTCGAGTCTTGCCCTTGCATTACTCGACCTCAGTCAGGACCACGTTCAGGCGTACCGCCCGTAAGACTTGTTCTAGTTCTGTTGTGTGTTCTGCTACCAGCTTGAATTCTATCTTCTGCCCTTCCCAGCGTACAGCGGGATGTTTTTCATACACGGTACACACGGCCCGACACTCAACCCGGGCTGGCTCGCAGATTTCGAAATACGTTGCGATCGGGTTCAGGATACTTTTGGAGCTTGCGTCCCAGCCGTCTGACAGGCTATCCACGGTTCCGTAGTTATACTCGAGAATATGTCCGTGTATTCGGACAGGTACAGCCCTGGACGTTTCTCCCTGCAGGTGTCTTGCAACGACTTTCCCCTGCAACATGAGGTCTAGAGCTCGGCCCGGCGTTATCGGTTTCAGTTTGGTCATGGCCCCAGACTAGCACGCGCCCCAGCCCGCGGCAACAACTGTTTTCTTGACCTGACCTAGTGTTCTGCTACTCTCACAGAATGATTGAACGTTCGTCACACTTGGTTTGGCAGGTACGAGCAATTGCACTGGAAAAAGCACTGGGGGACAGGGAACTAAATCCACGGGACATGATCGCGCTCACACTCGAGACCCTTGTGACTGAAGACAAGGACCTGGCGATCAATGCCCTGTCCGCGGCCGTGGACTTGGGCCGGCTTGTGTGTGAACGTCGGGGCAAGGGCAGGACTCAAAGCCAGGTATGGCGAGTCAGAACAGAGGACGATGCCAGTAGCACACATCACCTGCCCAAGGCTTGCTCGGCCAGTACGGTCTGAACCCGCACGAAATCAGGGATCTGGACGAAGCCGGGTTGTGCGGGACCGTGTATGTGAATGCGTAGTAATATCCCTGTTTCTCGGCCCAACGGACCCGGGCTTTGATCAGACGTTTTTGTAAGCCGCGACCTCGCGCCTCGGGCAGGACCCCGGACGAGCACAGGAATACGCAGTCTAACCAGCGCCTGGACTGCCTCAGCCCGCCCCAACCTACGAGACGCGCCCCATCAAACGCGCCCCAGAACTCGTCGTCAGGCTCCCAAGTGGTCGAGCCGTCATCAAAGGGTAGGAGCCTACCACACAATTCGCGTACTACTTCGGGCTCGACTTTCCGGATTCGGATCATCGTCTCACATCCAAATAATCAAGCAGACTCTGTATTCTGCGCGGGTCATCCAGCAACAGGCCCAACGCCTGATTACAACGAGAACAGAGGAAACCCCTAAAAGCTCCCGTCTTGTGGTTGTGATCTATGTGCAGCCCGAATTTACCATAGCCCAGTCTGGATCTCGTATAAGAATCACCACAAGCCTCACAGGAGCCAGACCTAGAAAGCACTATCAGGCGCTGTGCCTCCTCCTGAGACACGTGAAGCAGGCGTCTGATGTGACATTCATGCGAATAGTCAGGCTTTTGAACACGCCTCTTTGCCGATCGTTGTGTTTTCTGTTCTCTTATTCGGTCTTTCTCGCGGATGCGCTCTGTATTTGTTTTTCTTTGTTCCTTATTGTATTCATTACGCCGGACGCGTACTCGCTCGGCATTTGCTTTCGACCAAACGCGATTGTGTTCTGTGCTGCGCTGGGCACAGCTTGCGCACAGGGTACGATTGGAACGTGCTTCCGCCGGACAACGCCTACACTTCATTTTGCGGGCACCCTGGTTGACAGTTCCAATTCGTAGTATCTACGGCGTTCTATGCTGAAATTTCGCACAAGATCTTTGCCTGCAATTTCCCAGCTTAGAATCAGTCCCCCAAGGGCTGGATTGCCGGCAAGACGTTTGCTGAACGCGGAGCCAGAAGCCTGAAAGGTAGGACATAAGGCCCCGAAAACACCTCGCTCCTCTACATGTGCGTATTGATGTAGGTGTCCAGCAAGCAGAAAATCTGGCTTTTCGCCAGCACTGTATTCTTCAATTTTCTTCTGAAGGCGATAGGACTTTGCGTAAGGGGTGCCGCCAAGTGGGTGCCACATGTGTCCGATTGCACCTCGAATTTTCACGAACGCACCACACCGACCGACAAAGTTTATGTCCGGGCGAACGGCGTGGATTGCCTCGCCAACGTCTATGCCAGAGATCTCAAACCAGGTTTCATCGTGATTACCTGTGATTGCCCAGTACGTGAGACCTCTCAGCCGCGGTATAGTAGCGCGAAGGTCTTCTATCTGATCTGTAAATCCCGGATGGCTAAGTTCAAAAATCCACTTTTTGGACCAGCCTTGCAGGAGATCACCCGGGACCAGGATTTCCCTGATGCCCCTCTCGTACATATGCTGGACACAGTCCCGGAGCTGGGCGCGTAAGCAGTACTTAGAACCCAGGTGCAGGTCAGAAATGACCCCAACCTGTTGCCGGCGGCCGCGTACAGGCAGCACGCGTGTATCCTGTACCGTCCTGATCTGTTCCTTCGCAGACAGCTGGACGTGGTCATTTCCCTTTTCCAGCTTAACTTTGTGCTTCTGGGCCAGGGCCAGGACCCGGGCCGGGCTCATGTCGAGCCGGTCACAGAGCTCTGTCAGGGATATAGGGGTGCGGGACAGGCGGACTAGGAGTTTGACGGGGTCAATTTTGGTCAAAGTTTTGGGCTCCAGGGTATCAGTCTAGCATCGGAATCAAACGTTGGTTTCGCGTTTTTGCTCCAAACAGTCATAGCAACGGGGCTTGCTTTTGGTGGCACGTCTGGAAGGAATGGGGACGCGCCTACGACCATGAGCCGGGCCAGTTCGTAGGCCGCCTCATGCACACGGGCCAGGGGGGCCTCTGCAATAATTTCATCGTGTACAAAGTTGACCAGGAAACAGCCGAACAGGGGGCTTTCCGGTTCCCGGTACATGGCGTGGCTGACTAGGTACCCGGCCGCTAGGGCCATGTCAGCAACCAGGCCTTGAAACGGGCTGTTGCATGCTGCGCAGTACGTCGCACCGCCCCTTAGCCGTCGCGTGAACAGGTGTTCAATCGTGTAGTTATTGCCTGTCCCCCAACTGTCCACGAGCCGGAAATATTGTTTCATTTCGGGGTACGTGGACAGCCAGACCTGTTTCAGGTCCTTGGCCTGCTGTTCAGTGATTCGGACATCGTACCCTTTGCGCGCGTACAGGACCAACTTTTTTGCACCCAGACCGCCAGGAAACCCAAAGTTTGCCACTTTCCCGGTCTGCCGTGCCTTGTACCAAGGTTTTGGGTGGGCCTTTGACTCGTGCTCAGGCAGGTTGGACAGGACCTCTTTTTCTGCCTTGTACTGCTTAGTGGCCTCGTCATACGACACGTTTAGCAGGTTAGCTGCAACTGTAATGTGTGGGTCCACCTTGGCATTGATTAGTTCACCCAACCTGGAATATCCCAGGCGAGTAATGCAGTTCTGGGCCAGCCCTCGTAGCTCTGCAGTGTCATAGTCCGCGCAGATGAATGCAAAGCCGGGCCTGGGGACAAAACACTCCCTAATGCCTGCCATGGTCCGGATGTTCTGGATATTGGCGCCGACCTGTTGCTCCTCCCAGACCCCGGGAACTATCTGAACGTTCAATTTTTGCCCGCTGGACGTGGTCCGACCAGTTTCAGCGATCGGCTCAAATCGGGTATGTAGTGGTAGGACACAGCCCCGGCCGTACGCTTCACAATCGGCAGAGAATGTCTTTTGTACCGCGCAGTACTCCGCGAATGCTTCCAGCAACGGGTCAAGGGATGCCTCGCACATATCAGCATCAGTCACGATCTGGGGCTTGAATTTGGCCTCAGCCTTCTGGTTCTGTTCCGGGGTCTTTTTCTTATCCCGCTTGTACGCTGTGTAACGTAGTTCCAGGCCTTCAGTGTCATGCAGGTGTTGTAAGTATTCCTGGACCTTTTTCCGTTTTTTGACCCCGCCGACCAGAAACCCCTGTTCCTGCAGGATCACACCCAGCCGAGACATTTCCTTTGCGGCCTCGACCTTGAGTCGGTCTACCGCGTCACGTGAGGTCATGATCCCCACCGTTGACGTTAGGTGAAGCCAAAAATCGGCACGACACCTCGCGGACTGGTCCACGTGGTACCACGGGCCGCGTTCATCGTCTCGGGCTCGTTGCTCCTGTCCCTGATATGCCAGTAGGGTGTGAACTGCGTCCTTTTCGGCGTAGTCCCTGGCCTCTGGTGGCCACTGGTTGAGTAATATGTTCTCTAGCTCGCTGTATCGAAGTCGCCACGTATCCTCGCCCTTGTCTAGGTGCTTTTTCGTGTACCTATACTGAACCGCGTCCAAATTGTACCGTAGCGGGACCCAGCCCCCAGGAGTTGGAAATCCGCGATATCGACCGCGGGCAATGTCCTGCAACTTTTGCCGGATCAACACATCCAGGACCCTGTCCTGGTCGTACATGTCCCAGACCCGAGGCCAGAGGCTGGGCCAGGTCGTGGCAAAGCAGGTCATGTCGTACGGGGCATTGGCAAACACGAGGCCTAGGCCCGAGTCAAAACAGGCATGTAGCCAGGCCTCGGCCTCCCGGTTGTGCACTAGGCCCGAGCGACCATCAGGTAGGGCCCAGGACACGCAGACGACAGGGGGTGCCATGACCCCTTGACGGATCAGGTGGGTTTCAGAATCCAGAGCAATTACAGACATTTGACCCCGTACGTCCTTCTGACCTCGTTGACCTGTCCCGGAAGCTGAAACAGGACCTGAACTATTACGATCCGCAGGCAGCTGGTATCTGGGCCTGGTACACGTCAACGACTATCGGCGCCAAAGTCACGGGTTCTGAGCATCAACAGCCGAGGATGATACGTCAGGGAGTCATTGGTGAACGCAAGGCACCGAAGATGCCCCAGATTCTAGCAGACATGCAGGAGCGTCTAGCTGATGCGCGTATACTGTGCGGCGACTGGAAGGCCTGTCTCGGCCCGGCAAATCATCAGGATGCCTGGAAGACAGACCCGATCGGGGTATTTCTTGACCCGCCCTATAAGGGTTTCGAGATCTACAACGAGGGTGAAAAGGGTATGCAGGAGGACGTGCGGTCCTGGGCACTAGAGCACGGAACCGATCCGGCATATAGAATCGTGTTATGCGGATATGCCGGTGAGCACGAAATGCCTGGCTGGCACGCAGTCCCTTGGAAAACACAAGGCCGCGTCGCACGTAAGCACCAAGAAATGTTATGGGTTAGTCCCAATTGTTAGGAGATCTATCTCGTGGACTGGGCAACTGAACGCGAAATCATTGTCATGGCCTTGAACCTGCTGGCCAAGGCCTTGGCGGCCCAGGTCGTGGTCAGTGAACAAGATCGGGCTTTGCTGGAACAGGTCAAGAGACAGGAGCCAGCGCCCGGCTGCGCACAGTTCTATTTCTGATCGGATCTGCTGTGTCCAGGCTGCAACTGTTTCAGGCTCGCGCTGGACTGACCGGTGAAAATTGACAATGAATCCGGATGCATCGTTCAGTGTTTCAAATCGTAGTTTCTTTGGTCGGACCAAGAACACAGCCGCTGACCCGCAAAAGGGTTCTACGTAGCTGTTGCAATCTGCGAACGCACACCAGACGATAGCTGCGGCCCCAGTTTTACCTCCAGGATAGGGAAAAGGTACGATTGTCTCTCTTGGCATAGTCCCTCACAAATAGTTGTCCCCAGACCAGGATCCTGGTCTGGGGACAGTTCCCGCCCTATTTACGGGGGATCAGGACCCTGTTTGACTGCCTAAGCTTAGTGCGGGTGTCCTGTCCGGGTGTCTTTGTCTCAGACCGGGGCCCAGGTCTTGAACGGGATATCGTGCCCACCCTTGCTGGGTTTCTTGGCCGAGTTACACACGACGGTCAACTTACGACCAATGACCAGGCTGGGGTCAACAGTCTGGTCGCCAACCTTCTGTGGTACCTTTGAGCAGGCCGCTTCGATGAACTGGGGCATGTATGCCTGGTACCCTGCAACCTGAGCTTTGTCCGAGGCCTTGACCCCGAGTGCTGCTAACATGAGGTTGACGTGGTACGACATTTTGGCCGGGGTGTCGATTTCGCGACGTTCAGACAGTTTCGTGCCTGGGGTCAACAGATCGGCCTTGTCTGCCTCTGCTGCTGAACCAAACAGGACCTTTTCCACCTGCAACGTGGTTTCGATGCAAGCAACGGACGTGCCCTTTGCTGGGTGGTAGACCATGTCCGCGATCGTTACTTCGAGGCCGTAGTCACCATTGGGCAGAAATGGGGCACCGCTGGAGCCTGATGCTGGTTCGAGTCCCGCAAATGCTGCAAAGGGGCTGGGGGGTGCTATGGGTGTGGTTGGGGCTTGGAATGGGAATGTCATTGGATTTCCTTGTCATTATCTGGTTTTGGTCTGAATGAAGTTAAGGCAAGTCGCCACGATACGCATGGCAAAGTCAATATTGTCTTCCTCGCGGCCTTGAGGTG